GAAGAAAAAAGAGAAAGATGGTTCTGAACCAGAATAAAAAGGTGAGAACAATCCTGAAGGTGAGACAGACTTTGTAGATGCACATGGTAAAAAAGACGTAGTTGTTGATGGTGAAAAAGCAATAGACGACACTTCTAAAACTGCTAAAGACACTAAACAAGGCAAACATGTCAAACAACAACAAGCAAAAGGCGACTCTAAACCTATTAAATCTACAGAAGCACCTGTTAAAGGTGAAAAAGAACCTAAAGAAGGTGAAGGTAAGAAATCAATTAAAACTGAAAATACTCTTATGGACTTAGCAATTAAGGCATTATCAGGTAAAAATGTACCTGAAATGAGAAAGATAGTTGCTAGTGCTAAAGAAGATAACAGAAATCCTTTTGATGCACGAACTAAAGATGCTAAGTCATTTTTAGAAAGAATGGCAAAAAGAAAGAATGGTGATAAAGGTACAATGGTTAAAGACAATGACCCAAAAGATTTACCTATGCAACCAAAAGAATTACCAAAGACTAACGGAGAAAAATAATGGCGATTAAACCAGTTGCACCAGGTTGGTGTGAAAATGCAGTACCTACTGCGAACGGTTGGGAAGACCCTGACACAGGCGAACTTTATGTAAGTGCCGGATTTACTACAGAAGAAATAGATTTATTTTTTGGTGCTAAACCTAAAAAAGCACAAGTGTTAACAGAAGCACCTGCTAATAACAAAGGTCTAGACCAAATGAATAAGTTAGAACTTGAATCACTTGCTAGAGAAAAAGGTGTTGAGTTAGATAGAAGAAAATCAAAAGCAACACTACTACAAACTGTAAAAGAACTTTTTAGTTAAGAATTGATATACATAATAGTATATCATGAAGTTAACGAAAGATAATCTATTAGTCTATGCCGCTCAGAATTACTACAATCCAAAGTGTATTGACACAGACGATTTTCTTGAAGATTTAAAACGTTTTAAATACATCAAACGATTACTTAATCGTTACAGAGATAGTGGTGTTCTTTCTGAACGTCTTATACTAAATCATCTTATTGTAATCTTTAATGTCTTTGACATTGAAGCAGGTCTTAATATTCTTGAACTTAAACTAGAACTAGAATACTGGCCAGTTATCAAACCCTTTCTTATTTTTCTTAAAACAATTAAAAACGAAGAGTATACCAACATAGAAATGGATAAAAATGTTGTCGAGAAACTTCGAGAGATATAAATAGACGTATGGGAATTCTAAAATCTGCCGCAGACCTGGTATATACACTTCGATTTTTAAAGTTGTTAACTACACCTTTTGAAAAATTAGGTGCATATGAGATTGGTCTCATCGATAAAGAAGGTAAAGTAGATAAGAAAAAGAAAGAAGAACTTAAATTAACAATGGATGGTAGAATGGAATTGTCAACACATTACACGACATTTCTACGTCTTGTTATTAGACTTAAATCTTTATTAGCAAAAGTCCCTGGTGGTAAATCATTTGTTGCAAGATATGGTGCCGCATTAGCACTTATCAAAGAGCATGGTGAATTATCAGATAAGAATCTTCGCAAGATTCACGAAGCAACTGGTATTGATATACTAGATGTACTTGCAGAAGATACACAATGGTTTATGTTAGAAGACAAACAATTATCTCCTGGTGTCTATAGAATGAAACATGACAGTATGACTTGCATTTATACTGATACACATAAAGATGACCAAATAAGAATTCTTGAAGAAGAATCAACTCCTGTAGATGAAGTTTTAGGACTTGACATATATACTGCAATTCATTTGCATAGTAATCAAAAAATGTATGTGACTACAGGAGATATAACTAAGTGAAGTTTACAACTTACGTCAATCACCAAGAACTAACAGAAGGCACATTCTTGTTTGAACAACAAGTAAATCGTGAACTGAATGAATGTACATACAATGACTGGTGTATGTTATTAGAAGACGAAAAGACACCTTGGTGGCAAGACAAAGGTGAAAAGTTTCAACAAGACTATATTAAAAAGAATCCACAATCTGATACTGCAAAAGCAATGAGGTCTTATCTATCAACTAAAGACACACCCACTACTGATACTAATAAAAGTGTTGATGTCAAAACAAGTTCTGCAGATGCAGATACACCAGACCCGAAAAGATATAACGAACCTCTCAGTAAACACCCAACATTAAAGAAAGCACTTAGTAGTGAAGTAAATCAGATTACAAAAGATTTAGGTGTTGCACGAGACGAACTCGTAAATGCAATCAAAGAAAAAAGTGTCTTCAAAGCAGTTAAGGCAGTTGGTATGGGTGGTGGTAAAGTTGCACTTGATGGTCTTAAAACAGTAGATAGTGCAGTAAACTTTGCCTCAGATAAAGTAGCGGCCACACAAATGGTACAAGGATTACAAAAAGGTACAATAAAAGTTGATGAGTTTCTTAATAAGTACCCTAAATTAAAAACAGTTGCTGGTGTAGGAATAGCAGGATTTTTAACATATCAGTGGTTACAAATGTCATTCTCAGGTAACTTAGATAGTGACTATGACTTATCTAGTATACCAGAAGCAATTGCAGGTAATATAGGATTCACAGAAGTATTGGCAACACCTGCTGGTGTTAAAGGTATGGGTCTACTCGCGGCAGGTATTGCTACAGGTGGTATGTCAACTATTTGGGCAGGTGGTAGAAGAGGTTTGATGATGGCCGCGGCATATACTGGTGCCAAGAAAGCAGGTAATACTAATTTAGCAAATAAATTATTTGGTAAGATGCGACAAATGGTAAAAGGTGATGCTGGAGACTTAGATAATAAAGACAGAGAACCTGAAGAACCAGTAAAAGATAAATAGAACTATGAAGAAATGTAATTGTGAAGACTTACTACAAGAGGCCGCAGAGTATCAAGGTAGAAAAGTTACATTAAATAACCCAACTAGGTCTAGCGATGGCAAGAAAAAGTTTTATGTCTACGTTAAGAACGAGAAAGGTAATGTTGTGAAAGTAGGTTTCGGTGACCCGAATATGGAAATTAAACGTGATGACCCAGGAAGACGAGCATCTTTTCGAGCAAGACACAATTGCGACAATCCTGGTCCTAAATGGAAAGCACGATATTGGTCATGTTATCAGTGGAGAGCAAGTGCAAAAGTTGACAATTAAACTCTAAAATTTTAATTGTATATATAAGAATAGGAGAAAATTATGTTGAGTTTATTAGGTAGTTTATTAGGTTTCGGTGGGTCCATAATCCCAGGTATCTTAGACAGTTTCAAAGAAAAATCAGACCAAAAATTCGAACTCAAAAAGTTAGAAGTCCAAGCAAAAATACAATCAGAACAACTCCAAGTTCAAGCAAAACTCCAAAAAGAATTAGGCAAACAAACACTTAATTTATTCGAAGCACAAGCAAAAGACAAAGAACACGAAAGATTAATTCAACACGATATAGTGTTGCAATCAGGTACAGGATTTATAGGTGGATTAGCGAGGTCAGTACGACCAATCATTACATATGCATTCTTTCTTTTATTCGCAGTTATAGAGGGCACACTTCTATATGGCGCAATACAGGCAGGAACAGACTTTCAAGAAGCGATTAATATATTGTGGGACGAAGATACAAAAGCAATCTTTGCCGCAATAATATCATTCTGGTTTGGGTCTAGAGCAATCGACAAGAATCGTAAAGCAAAAAAATAATCATTGACAATACTTTCTAAGTAGAGTATAATAGTCCACTTTAACTTCACAAACAAGGAGAAGACTTGGACTTAAACATTGACAAAAAAAGAGATAAACTATTAGAAGATTATTCAGTTGGAATGCTGAAAGATTTTTATCTCACAAATTATGAAAAATCACCACAAGAAGGATTTGCACGTGCCAGTTTAGCATGGTCAAAATACGATGGTAAGACAGATAAAGAACTCGCACAAAGACTCTATGATTATGTAAGTAATAAGTGGTTTATGTTTGCAAGTCCTGTTCTATCAAATGCACCCAATGGGCAAGAAAGTAAATCAAAAGGTATGCCCATATCTTGTTTTCTTACTTACGTACCAGACACACTTGAAGGTTTAATTGACCATTCATCTGAACTTAGATGGTTATCTATTATGGGTGGTGGTGTAGGCGGTCATTGGTCAGATGTAAGAACTGTATCTGATATTGCACCTGGTCCAATACCATTTCTACATACAGTAGATGCTGATATGATTGCATATCGTCAAGGTAAAACACGTAAAGGTAGTTATGCCGCATACATGAATGTTGACCACCCAGACATTATGGAGTTTCTAAACATTCGTATACCTACTGGTGATGTGCAACGTAAAGCACTAAACATACACAATGCGATTAACATAACAGATAAGTTTATGGAAGCAGTTATGACAAATAGTGATTTTAATTTAATTGACCCAAATGATGGTAGTACAAAAGAAACTGTCAAAGCAAGAAAGTTATGGGAAAGAATACTTGAAATTAGATTTAGAACTGGTGAACCATATTTAAACTTTATTGATACTGCAAACAATAATTTACCACAACCACTGAAAGATGCAGGACTTAAAATACATGGAAGTAATCTATGTAATGAAATACATTTACCTACAAGTGCTGAACGAACTGCAGTCTGCTGTTTATCATCATTGAATCTAGAATACTATGATGAATGGAAAGATACTACAATCGTAAGAGATTTAATACGAATGTTAGATAATGTGCTGGAGTACTTCATACACAATGCACCAGACTCGATTGCTCGTGCAAAGTATTCTGCATCAAGAGAAAGAAGTTTAGGTCTTGGTGCAATGGGATTTCACTCCCTTTTACATAAGCATGGTGTTGCATGGGAATCTGAACTTGCAAAAGATATTAACGACCAAGTATTTAAGTTCATTCATGATGAAGCACATGCAGAAACAGAGCAACTTGCAGAAGAACGTGGTGCATATTTAGATGGACCAAAGAGTGGTAAAAGAAACTCTCATTTACTTGCGATTGCCCCAAATGCATCTAGTGGTGTTATTCTTGGAACAAGTCCTTCAATAGAACCACTTAAAGCAAATGCATACACACACAGAACTCGTGCTGGTAGTTTTCTTGTCAAGAACAAATATCTAGAAGAACTACTTGAATCAAAAGAAATGAATAATGATAGCATTTGGAGTTCTATCATCACTAATAAGGGGTCTGTTCAGCATCTTTCGTTTCTTACAGAAGGTGAAAAAAGTATATATAAAACAGCAGATGAATTAGACCAAAACTGGGTAGTTCGTCATGCAGGAGATAGGCAACAGTATATCTGTCAAGGACAGTCTGTTAACTTATTCTTTCCTGGTACAGCAGATAAATCATATGTGAACAAAGTCCACTTACGTGCATGGAGTTCAGGTCTGAAAGGATTATATTATTTGCGAACAGAAGCAAAGTCTCGTGCAGAAAATGTTTCTGAAAAAGTAGAGAGAGTCGCACTCCAAAGTGACACAAGTACAATTGTCTATTCAAAACCCAATTGTCCTTTCTGTCAACTTGCAAAAGAAGAACTGAAACTTCGTGGTATACCATACGATGAGATTAATCTTGAAGAGATTGGTAAAACTGCAAGAGAAGTAACAGGTCGAAAAGGTGTTAAAACAGTTCCACAAATATATTTACAAGGTGAATATGTGGGTGGTTATGATGAACTTATGGAACTATTTGACAAAACAGAAACAGAAGACTCGGAAGAGTGTAAAGCATGTGAAGGATAACAATGGCATTATTAGAATTTTCAAAAACATACAAACCTTTCATCTACCCATGGGCAGTTGAACTAACCAAAAAACACGAGGAAATACATTGGATAGAAGACGAAGCGGAACTGTCAGAAGACGTACAGGATTGGAGAACCAAACTCAGCGAAGACGAAAAATTATTCATTACTCAAGTACTAAGACTTTTCACCCAAAGTGATGTCCAAGTAGGTGAAAACTATCACGAACTGTTAATACCAAAGTTCAAGAATAACGAAGTAAGAAATATGTTATCTTCTTTTGCTAACAGAGAAGGTGTTCATCAACGTGCATATGCATTACTTAATGATACTCTTGGTTTACCAGACGAAGACTTTAGTGCATTTCTAGAATACAAAGAAATGGCAGATAAGATTGACTTTATGAAAGATGGTGATATTTCAACTCACACAGGTTTAGCATTAGCACTTGCACAATCAGTATTCAATGAAGGTCTTTCTGTCTTTGCATCGTTTGTCATGTTATTAAACTTTCAACGTTATGGTAAAATGAAAGGTATGGGAACAATTGTTGAGTGGTCAATTCGTGACGAAACTTTACACGTGCAAGGTAATGCAAAACTATTTCGAGATTTTTGTGGTGAACACACACGTATAGTCACAGATGAACTTAAATCTAAAATCTACAAGATTGCAAAAGATGTTGTTAAGTTAGAAGACAAGTTTATTGACCTTGCATACAACGACCACGAAATAGAAGGTCTTAAGAAAGAAGATGTCAAACAATACATAAGACATATTGCAGACCGAAGACTTCTTCAACTTGGTATGAAACCAAACTTCAATGCAAAAGACAATCCACTCCCGTGGTTAGATTGGGTACTCAATGGTGCATCACATGATAACTTCTTTGAGAAAAGAGTTACAGAGTATTCTGTCAATGGTCTTGAAGGTGAGTGGGGTTGGGAAAGTGTAGACACACCTCAATCATTAGAACGTATCGAAGATAAATTAGATGAAGCAATAGCAAATGTAGGTTGTTAGTTTGTTAGATTCTGTCGAAAGAGAATACGAAATAAGATGCGATGTATGTGGTGTCGACACACACGTAATTGTTGAAGAAGGAGAAAACGAAGAACCTGTTTTTTGCCCAATGTGCGGCGCAGATGCTATCGTAACTGAACTGTTAAATTAAGTCTAAATAGTTCACGATGAAATTAAATCTTGATACTATATTTACAGATACAGAATTTAAAGAATTAAAAGAGTTGTCTAAAACTCTAGAATACAAACCCATAGTACCAAAGAATAGTATTCACATATACAAATATTTAATTTCAATTTTTAAAACTGCATCTGATACACCAAATAAATTTACAGATAAAATAAAAAAACATTTTAAAATAGATTTAAATTTACAATCTTGGTATTTTATAGAATATCAAGAAGGTGCTCTTGCAACTCCACATAAACACGAAGATGCATTTAGTCTTATTTCAACAACAACATTAATATCTGAACCAAATGAATTTAAAGGTGGCGACTTTTATATTAATGAATATGCTAATTCAGAATCTCCATATCAAAGACAAAAAATTAAAATAAAAGCAAATGAAACTCTTTTAATACCAGGTAATGCATTACATTCTGTAACAGAAGTTACAGAAGGAGTAAGATTAGCACTAATTACATGGTGGGGCAATAATAATTCTATGGTTCAATATTTACATGATAAAGAATAAATAAATAGAATTATGTGGTATTATAATGATGAACCATTCAATATGAATGAAGAAGAACTTGAAAACTATCAAGGTTTCGTCTACGAAGTAACAGAACTTGAAACTGGTATGAAATATATTGGTAAGAAATTCTTTTGGAAAAAGAAAGTTTTACCTAAAAATAAATCAAGAAAACGTAAAGTTATTACTAGAGTCCAATCTGATTGGAAAATTTATCATGGTTCGTCTGCAGAAGTTAAACAACTTGTCGAACAAGGATTTCATTTTGACAGAAAAATATTACAATTATGTCGAACAAAAGGCGAGTGTTCTTACTATGAAACAAAACTTCAATTTGAAAATGACGTTCTATTAAGAAACGATTACTTCAATGAGTTTATTGGGTGTAAGATACATTCTAAATTTATAAAAGAAATGAAAAATGATTATTTCAAGAGAACTAATAAATCCTAATATCATCATAAATGGCACATCATATGAAAAAATATGCCATAGAATCAACAAGTTCAAACATATGTATCTTGATAAAGGTATAAAAAAGAATGATAGTATTAGTGTCACAACATTAAATTGTCCAAATGATTACTATGCGGCCTTGTTTGCGGCATGGGAACTTGGATTTAAAGTTATTACTTGCTCAGATAGAATATTAAAAACAAGAAAAGATGCAAAACATATGTTAGATGCTGTTCAATATATGATTACTATTCACAGTAAGTATTTTCGTGGTTATCAAGAATTTTGTGTACATGATTTAAATAAACCATTAGACCCAAACAATTCAGGTGGTCTGACTCGTATGGATTTAAAAGATGGTCTCTATGCCGATGTAATAAATTTATATAATCATTGGGAAAACGAACAAGGCACAAACAATGTTATGTTGATGGACGATGTTGCACCATATCCCGGTACACCTATCCAACCCTGGGAAGTAAGTGAAGATTCGTATGCAGTTATGTCTATTGACCCATGTATGGACATAAAAGAAATTGATGAATGGTGGCACCCTGATTACTTTACACATAAACAAATTATCGAATCTACAAAACAATATCCATTTCCTTATAAAAATTGTGCAATGTCTAGACCAATTCATCACAATAGATGTATTGATTACTACTTTTTACCAGCACTAATGAATTGTGAAGAAATATTTAATATTACTTTGATGGACCATACTGAACGCCCCGAAGAAGCACCTGTTTATGAATACATTACAGACTATGCAGTTAAGGCAGTTCGTGAACATGAAATAGAGAGAATACTATTTCCTGACTCAGAATCACTTGAGTTTTTTAAAAGTAAAATTACAGAACCTTTTACACACAAAATTGTATATGATGTCGGAAAACAAAATTAGTCGTAACATTATCAATGACGAAATAAACTTTGATGCCAATAAATCAAAAGCAGAACTTGTTTATGAAATAAGACAATGGAAAATGTTACTCAAAGAGAACTACAATGTTCGCAAAGGAGAAACAATTGCTATTGGTATTCTAGATGTAAATCATTTACATTTAACATCTATTATTGCATGTGCCGAGTTAGGTTTAAAAATATTTTTGATTGATGCGCCTGCAACCAAAGAGTCTTTACCTTATACTAAACTCGCACTTCATGGTCCTGTCGATTATTTAATTCATAATGCTTTTAAAGGCGATGAACTTTATGGTGGTTTGCATGGTAAAATGATTCGTGAATATAGTAAAGAACTAATTGATGCACGAGAACTTAAATTAAAAGTACCGACAGGTATGGACTACATTAGTGAAGTATCAGAAGATGATGTATTTTTAATTAGTTCTACATCTGGTTCTACTAAACCTTCTCGTAAAATTGAATTCACACATAAAGAAGTATATGCAATAGCAAAAAGAAATATAGATATTTTTAAATTAAAACCAGATACTAAAATATTACATAGTAAAAATATGCACCATGTTAGTGCAATGTTATGTACACTATTGCCGTCACTTATGGTAGTTAAAAAACATAGGTCGTTTACAATGGCAGAGTTTACTGAATGGCAAGTCAAAGGTCTTAATTTAATTAACTTTAATCACGTAATGATACCAAATGAAAAAATGCTAGATTGGTTTATTGAATTCTTTGATAAAAATGGTGGACTACAAAAAGGTACAATATTAGTTATGTGTGGATTTACAATGACACAAAAACATATAGACATGTGTAAAGAGTATGACATCGAATTTATTTCACACTATGGTAGTGTAGATACAGCAATTCCATTACTAGTAAACTACATAAGTGGTAATTCTGAATGCATACCAGACTCTCTAGGAGTCTCACCAGACGATTTTTACGACATAGATGTATCATCTACTGGGCATGTTTCTGTCAACAACTCCATGTGGACTCAGAAACGTGACATGGATGATATTCTAGAAATAGTCAATAGTCAATACATATTAAAAGGTAGAATCGAAACTATTCACTTAGATGACCTAATTAAGTCATGTCCAGAACCTATAGATTTAAGTTTATTTGATTACGATACTAAGATTAATATGGAACAACTTCGTGGACATATAAAAAATGTGAAAAAAAGACTTGACAATACTTGATTCACTTGTTATAATAACAACATAAATTAATTAATTAGAGAGGTAAAAATGATTAATGTTTTAACAAAAAGAGAGTATACAGGTCAGAACTTTGATATCTTACTTGCAAGTGGGGCCGAAGAAGGTGACAAGTTCGGTACATTCAAACAAATGCTTAAAGTAAAAGATAGTAATGGCAAGACAATTGCTGGTAAATATCTTAAAGGTGCTAAAGCATTTGCTACTCTTATGATGATGAGAGAAAAAGAAGATGCTGATGGTAAAGTGACAAAAGTGCCTTACTACTTTAAAGTGTTTTCTTACAATGAAATTCTTGAAGTTTACAAGAACAACGTTGTTGCTCAGTCTCAAGAAATCAAAGAGGCCGCATAATGGCAATGCAACAAGCAGAGAAAAAGATATTTAAGTATATTGCTTTAGAAAAAGAATTTTATAAAGGAAAATATAGATATACAAAAGTTGTGGGAGGCAGTCAAATCAAAAAAGATTTTTTGTCAATGTCAGGTTTACCATTAATACCAAATATCAATAAATTAAAAATAAATGAAAGTTTTATTGACAATTCTTGTAAAACCAAGTATAATAATAACTTAACTAATAAAGAGGTATAAATGATAGAGTTAAAAAATTACGTAGAACTAGAGCATATAGCGACTGGTTATCCTGTAACGATTGCACTTAACAGTAAAGAGTGTCAATTGTTTGCATCGTCTGACACGAAATGTTATGACTTAGCATGTCAATCTGTAGAAAACAGAATGCAGTTAAATGGTGATATTCAAGAGAATGAAAGTTTACTTGAAAATTATTTTATTGAAAACATAAGAATTGAAAATGAGTAATATTAGAAGCGAACCATATTGGTCTGGTGACCACTCAGAAGAATACTTATCTGATTTAGATGCATTTGCTAGATTAATGTATGCAAATAATTGTGCTGAAAGAAGGGCACATGGTGAGAAAGAATATTCATCTTTTATAAAATATGTCGAACAACAAGCAGACTTCATTCAAACAAAGTTTGATATGGAGTGTTGCGATAGTGATGGTCAACTAATCACAGATATGCCTGGGGTTTCTCAGGAAAATAAGAGCATTCTTTTAGATGCTTTTAAATCATAACTAAATAGTTGAATTGGTGAAATTACTCTCGTAAAGAGAGTGATTTTTATATATAACTTTATAGGATATAATTATGGAATTAGAACTATTTGAAATTTTTGAACGTTTTGAAAAGATAAAGAGTAAGAACGAAAGAGTTAAATTTTTACAAGACAACTCTATACCAGCATTGAAAGATGTGGTTAGAGGTTGTTACGATAGTACTCTTGAATTTTTACTACCTGCAGGTACTCCACCATATACACCCAATAGACCAGAAAGTACGCCATCTTCATTAAGAAGATTGCATAGACAATTTGGTGATTTTGTACGTGGTAGAAAATCTCAAGGTATACCTCAATTCAAAATAGAACGAAGATTCGTACAGTTACTAGAATCTATTCATGCCGAAGATGCAGAGATTGTTATTAAAATGATAAACAAAGAACAACCCTGCAAATATCTTACAGAGGGTCTTGCGAAAGAGGCATTCCCCGGTTTGATTAAAGGTTCTGGATTTGATGCATAAGTAGGGAACTTTAAAGAACTTGACTCCCAGTTTCGTTATGATACTTAAGGAGGGCAATGTATGACATTG